CTCACGGGGGTACCCGACCATTGAAAAACGCTGGGTCGGACGCGTCGTGGTCGCCGCCCACCAGCGCGGCGAGCGCTGCGACGCGTGCAGGGCCGAGCAGGACGACCGCACCCTCGAGTTGGCCCAGGTACAGGTTGCAGCGCTGGTGCGCGAGCCCGCGCACACACAGCCCACATGAGTACGCGCCACACCCGCACCTGTGGTCGTGGTCGACGACGGGTGCGCGCCCGGTACCACGACGGGTGAGGTCGACGGCGTTACCGCAGATCCAGCAGACCGGATCCAGCAACCATCGGCGCTGTAGGTCGAGCGCCACGTGGTGCTTGGCCCAGACCAGCACGGCAGCGGCGAACGGGCGATGCGCCGGACACAGCAGAACGCGGGTCGTCGGATGCGAGGCCGTACGCATCCGCACCACGAACGGCGCGCCACATACCCCGCACTCGACCACCATCGGCGCCGCGCCGGGCGCGCCCGGCACGACCGCATGGTCGGGGCAATACCGTCGCCCGGACCCGGCGACCTTGGGCCGGTCACAGCCCGGGTAGGAACACAGCGGCGCGGCGACGGCGCGCTTGTCCGTGCGGCAGCGCGGGCAGCGGCACCCGTAGCGGTACGCGCTCCCGGGGGCCAGATCGGGCCACATGCACGCTGCCGGGTCGTCGGGGCCGTCGGGATCGAACAGACTCGGTTGCATCCGGCGCCTCCTGGGGCCCGGGTAACGGGGACCGGCGCGCTTGCAGCGTCGGTCCCCACATGATGGCGTCATTACAGCCACGCGCGCGACGACCCGGCGGCACGACGACGCGCTTTCGCAACGCGATAGGCCGCGGCCCGCCGGCTATTGCACGGGGTGCACGACGCGACGAGGTTCGCCATCTCGTGGCCCCCGCCCGCGTCGATCTCGAGCAGGTGGTCGACCGCGTCGGCACGACCCCCGCACCAGTGACACACGTGGCCATCCCGGTACAGCACCCGCCCCCGGATCGCGGGCCAGTCGGATGGGTACCCCGCTGCCACCTACCGGGCCCAGTCCTCACGAGACTGGGCCCGGTAGGCGCGCATGTACGTGCGTCGGTACTCGCCGCGGTCCAGCACGGCGGCGACCGTGGCGGGCCACCATCGGCCACGCCCGGTCGCGGTCGGGATCTGTCGGGCGTTGAGGATCCCGGCGATCGTGTGCCTCGAGTAGCCCGACTGGTGCAGCTGGTCGACGAGCTCGGTCGTCGCCTCGTTCACGGCCACGCGATCGGACGGTAAGCAGCTTTCTCCCGTGGGCGGGCGGATCCCGGGCCCCGTCATGCCACCCGAGCCGTTCGCGGCCCGTAGGCGGGCATGGAGCGGCTAGTGGCAGGCTCGGGAACGGGGTGCGCGGGCGGTTCGGGCGGGGGCATGCCGGGTAGCTCGGGTTGTACGGGCTTGGGCCGCGGCGGGCGTGTAGCCGCGGCCCGAGCTCGACCAGCCCGCCGACGCCGTTCGCGGTCAGCAGCGCGGGCCACGATCCCGCGGATCTCGTCGACGGTCAGGCGTTCCGCCCGCATGGGTACAAGCGTACCCCGAGTTACGAGACTGTCTAGTCTCCATTACCGGCCGGTAGCCACTAGAGCAGCCCGTCGCGGATCTCGAGCGGCACGCCGGGCGGATCCTCGAGATGCCCGATCCAACGGGTGCGGCCCGAGCTCGGGCGACGGGCCACGGTCGCGGTTGAGTAGTTGCGACGGCTCGTCTGTTGTGTCCCGTTCGTGGCCAGGTTCAGCGGGCCGGGCGGGCGGACCATGACGAGCTCGTCGACGACGCGCAGCCCCGCGGCCTCGCACCACATCGCGACGCGGACCGACATTGGGTGGTAGCGGCGACCGTTGACGTGCGGGGTTGCTTTCACGATGAGATGCCCGCCCGGACGGATCACACGGGCGAGCTCGAGGATCCCGGCCCGGTAGAGCTCGTCGAGCTCGGCGTTTGACATGGGCCCATCGTCGAGCCCGAACCGGTCGGTCCACACGTCCGCCGTCGAGCTCGGCCGCGAGCTCGGAAGGTGGGGCGGGTCGAACACGGCAGCATCGAACGACGCGTCAGGCCAGGGCAACGCCCGCACGTCGACGCCGTCCGCGAGATCCGAGCATTCGAGCTCGGCCGGTTGCCAGTGCTGCCACCATCGCCCGGCGCCGTAGGTCGGGTCCAGTACCCGACCGGTCAGGTAGCCGAGATCGCGTAGCGCTAGGACCATCTCGGCGTTGTCCCGGCACTCGACCGCGGCCAGCACGGGGGCCCGGCGGGCCGGGCCGGGCGCGGGCCCGAGCTCGAACAGGGTCGGTTCAGTCATCGGACGACCAGCACGACGATCAGCCAGAACATGAACAGGCCGAGCGCGAACCCGCCTAGGGCGGCGATCAGTCCGGCCTGTCGCGGGGTCATCGTCGGACCAGCTTGCTACGCCACGCCGTCGCCCCGGCGGTCATGGCCCGTTGCCGTCGTCGCCGTTCGGCCCGGTTCAGCGCGAGATCATCGATGCCGGGCAGCGCGGGGGCGAGGATCTCCACAGGGCCGGGCGCGTCGGTCTCCCTCCCGCTCTTCTCTTTCTCCTGCTCTAGTACCTCTTGGCGCGTCAACCGTTGACGCGCTACGGCCTTTAGCGCGTCAACCGTTGACGCGCTACGGCTCGCGGTGCGCGTCAACCGTTGACGCGCTACGCGGGCTCGGGCGGGCTCGTTCGCGTAGGACCTGTGGATAACCGGCAGCTGCTCGGGGATCATGAGCGCGAGTCGCCACGACCGCCGGCCCGACGCCTCGCGGGCGACCAGGATCCACCCGGCGGCGCGGAGATCCCGCACCGCGAGCCGGACAGCGCTGCTCGAGCATGAGCAGTCCGCGGCGATGTCCGCGACGGGGTGACGGTCCGCGGTGCGATGGTCGATCAGCCATCGCGCCACCGCGGCGTGGATCGGGCTCGGGAACTGCGCGGCGTCGACCGCGAGTTTCGCGAGCATCGGCGGGGCGATCCGTCGCCCCTCGTGTTGTCCGGCGGATCTCACGAGCCCCTCCAGTCGTTTGCGGTAGCGGGTGTGCCCGGTGACCCACGCGGGCAGGGTGACCACGTCGAGCGCGTCGATCTCGAGCCCGACGCTGGACAGGGCCGCGTATCCCGACCGGTAAACGACCAAGCCAACGAATCGGCCGGCCGCGGTCATCGGTCGAGCCCGAGGAACAGGCGCGCCAGCTGCACGACGATGGCGTCGTCGGGGAAGTGGTACGAGCACGGTCCGGCGCTGGCCAGCACGTCGAGTGTGTCGGCGGTGGCCCGGAGCTCGCGGGCGAGGGCCTCGAGATCGGCCGGGTAGATCGTCACAGGATCCGACCCATGGGGCCGGATTTCGGGTAGAACGTCATCGGCGGTTGCCCCTTCCATCGTCAGTGAAAGACCGGCGCCCCACAAACCCAGGTCGTGCATGCGACCGATCCCCCGGGTCCCGCAGCCGTGCGGGGCCCGGGCCTTGTTTTACGGCACTTGTGGTAACGCGCGTCGGATGGGCCTACGGTCGCGGCTCTTCACTGACGACGGGATCGCTGCGCGACGGCGCGGGGTCGACGACTGCTAGGCAGCGTGAACCGATGTAGGGGCCAGGGCCGACCCCTTGCAGGTGACCGGCCCCGACCCTGCTCTGATCTTGTCCGCTCGGCGGGGCCTGTGACCAGGCGAGATGCCCGATAATGCCCATTATGTAAAGCGGCCGTTTACCGGCCGCGAGCGGCTCGTACGCGGTCGGGATCAGGACCGATTCAGCACCAATCGGAGCACCGCGACCACGGCCAGCACGACCAGCGCGACCACGATCCACCATGCCTGCGCGTTCGTCATTCCTCGTCCCCTCTCTCGTCACGGATCCGCACGACCAGGCCGCGGCGGACGAGCACGACCGCGAGCGCGAGCACCGCGCCGGCGGCGACGATCCCCCCGATCAGGCCGGCGTCGACCAGCGACCAGGCCAGCACCTAGGTCACGGGCTCCGGGTCCGACGCCCCCGCGACCCGAGCACTGTCGGGCCATCCGACCGTGGCGTCGTTCAGCAGCCGCTGGTACTGGTCGGCGCCCATCGTCACGGAATCGACCGCGACACCCTGTCGGTTCGCTAGCAGCGTGTCCGCGTTCGACGCCCACGTGATCCGCCCGCCATCCCAACGGACGAACCACGCCGCGTTCGGGACGGTCGACACGACGGGGGCTATCAGCTGCTCGATCATCGGGATCTCCGGTTCAGGTTCGGGCCCGTGGGCCATGTAGGCGGCGACCGCGGCGCGGAACTCGTCCATCCGCCAGTAATTGCGGGCGTTGCACCCGCCGGACGGCCCCGACCAGCGCGACGGGCCGGCCGGGTCGCATTTGCGGCCGGGCGTCGGGGGGTTCGGGCCGGCCCATTCCATGTGAGCGACCACGTCCGACGCGGTGGGCCCGCGGCGGGCCGGGTCGAACCCGTAGGCGCGGCAGAGCTCGGCGACTAACGCGAGGTAGGCGTCCTGCTGCTCGAGCGACCAGGTTTGGCCCTGTCCATCGTTGCTCGCCTCGATCCCGATTGACCTCGAGTTGCAGCTGCTCGCGGGGATCGTGCCCCGGGTCGTCGACCACGGCCCGCCGTCCCCGGCGTGGTTCGACGCCCCCGCGGCGTGCACGGAGCATTGCCCTTCCGGGCCTAGGACCATGTTTGCCACGGGCCCGTCCTTGGCGCTCACGCAATACGCAGCGTCGTTCGCGAACTGCTGCCCGGGGGTCGAGCGGGCTGGGCTGGCGGTGTGGTGGACGATCACGCACATCGGGGCGGCGTCGTACCCGCCCGACCCGCGGGCTCGGGTCTCCCACCCGGCGTAGCCGGTGGCGTCGGGGATGGCCCGGCGGACGACCTCGAGCAGCGACGGGTACCCGTGCTTGCCGTCGAGATAGATCGCGCCCATCAGCGGGCCCGTTCGTCGTCGAGCCGGGCCAGTTCCACGCCGAGCGCGTCGGCCCACGCGGCCTGCTCGGCGGGGGTGTGGTCGTCGTACCGGCGGAACCCGCCGGGGATCCGGGCCCGCAGCAGGTCGAGCAGGTGGCGGGCGACCGCGACCGGATCCGGGGGCGCGGTGTCGCGGGCGTCGCGGTCGGGGTCGAAATCGCCGAACATGCTCACGGCGCGCCGGCCTCGAGGGCGGCGACGCGGGCCGACAGCTGCTGCACCGCGGACAGCAGCCAGAACGTGAGCGACGGCCGGTCGACCGTGCGAACCCCGACGTTCGGGTGATCCACGACGAGCTCGGGGGCGACCTCGTCGACCTCTTCCGCGATCAGACCCCACTCGAGCGGGCCGAGCTCCTCTGGGGCGTCGGGGTCGGCGTCGGGTAGCGGGGCGACGGGCCGGCGGTACTGGCGGACCGCGAGCCCTAGCAGCTTGTCAATGTCGACCTTCCACGCCGCGATCTCACGTTTCCATCGGGCCTCTGAAACGGCGGTGTAGTTGAGGGTGCCGAGCGTGGTGCCGTTGTGGTCGAGCAGGTAGGCGGCGGTCGTCCCGAACGCGCCGAACTGGAACCCGGGGGAGCCGGACGTGATGAGCGTGATCCGCGAGCCCGTCGAGTTGTTGGTGCCCGCGATGACCAGGTTCGCATGGGTCCACACCCGGTCGGCCGGGGTGTAGGTGTCGTTCAGCTGCCCGTTCGTGATCGTGACGGGGCCGGCGGTGATCCCGAGCCCGCCCGTCGCGATGGTCACCAGCGCGTCGGCGACGATCCCGGGAACGTGCAGCGAGCCCCACGCCCCGCCGCGGCGGTGGTACAGGACGGCGTCCGTGCCGGTCAGCACGACACAGATAGCCCCGTTCGGCGCGGTGGGCCACTGCGCGTCGCGTTCCGCGGTCGACGCGAACGCTTGCACGCTCCGGTTGCGGATCTCGTTACCCCACGCCGACGCGGTGATCCCGCCGGCCGCTACGTCCGCGGTCAACGCCATTACGCGGCCTCCTGCTGCTCGAGCTCGACGCCGGGCCCGGTCGGCAACGCCGTGGGAATGGTGGCTTTGGTCAGCGTGAGCGTGGTCTCCCAGCTGGTCAGGGTCAGCCGGTGCGCGGCGGCGACGACGCGCATCGCGGCGTAGCTGTAGCCAGGAATGGTGAACGTGTCGTTGGGGGCCCACGTCATGGTGGCGGGATCCCACGGGGTCAGGGTGCCGTTCGGGGCGCGGCGCGCGCCGGGGCCGACCAGGTCGAGCGACGACAGGTAACGCTCCTGCGGATCGCCCCGATCGGTCAGCAGCTGCGTCCCGGTTGCCTGCACCGCGGCCAGGTCGAGCCCGCCCGCCGCGATCTGCCCCACGATCCGCATCGGCCCTTGCTGCAGGATCCCGTAGGCGCCGTAGCCCCCGCCGTACTGGTCGACCGTGGTCGACGTGCCGGCCGGATCGGTCCCCGCCCATTCCACTTTGGTCACCAGGTCGTCGATCGCGTCGCTGGTCACTGACCCGGAGATGATCTGCGACGGGGCGAGCGTGCGGGCCGTGCGGGCCTGCCAGAAATCGTAGGCCAGGGTGATCCCCCCGGATCCGTCCGCGCCCCGGTACGGCACCAGGTAGGCGACCCCGTTCGCGGCGGCGTCGCGAACGTGCTGGAGCCACGGGTGGTAGCCGTCGTTCTGCGCGACGAGCAGGTGGCGGTCGTTCGCGATGTTCCCCGTCCACGCCGGCAGGACTAGGCCGGTATCGGTCCCGAGCCGGTTCGCGACGTAGCCGAGCCGGGCGGCGACGGTCTCCGCGGGGCGGGCCGCGGAGTAGGCGCCGGTCGTCAACCGGGTGGGCCAGGTGAGGGCCTCGACGACCAGGTCGACGCCGGACGGATCCCCGGGCGACACGAGCCGGGCCGAAACCGTGTCGATGTACCAGCACCACGTCGCGCCGGTCGGCAGGTAGCAGCCCCAAATCGTGGCCATCTTCGACCAGCTGTCGAACCGGTTGTCACGCCGGTACATGCGGGCGGTCAGCTTCCCCGGTTGCAGGTCACCGCGGAACGTCCCGTCCCCCGGCGTGTAGCTGTCGGTCGTCCAGTCAGCCTCGACGATCACGTCAGTCAGGCTGTACCGGCGTTGCGTCCCGTACTGGTACCACCAGTCCCACTGACCGGCCCAGTACGGCTCGACGCCCCACGTCGTGGCGTCCCAACGCCCGTCCGTGTCCCAATGACCGGTCGCCATCGCTACCGCCGTCCGAACAGGGGGCCGAGCTCGGGGCGGACGTGGCGCCGCTGGTAGGTCCGCAACGCGTCATAGACCACCTCCGGGAGATTCGCCCCCGGGGTGGCGTAGATCACGAACTGCATCGGTTGCACCGCGGCCCCGCCCGGGGGTGCGGGGGCGGACAGGCCGATGGCGCCAAGCCCCTTGCCGATGAACCCCCCGACCTTGCCAAGCCACCCGAACGCGTCGGACGCCGCGTTCTTGACGGACTCGAGCGCGCCGATGACGGCGTCGAGAATGCTCTTGAACTTGTCCAGGTTGAGCAGCACGAGGGCGATCGGGCCGAGCATGATCCCGACGATCAGACGCCAGTTCTGCGTAAGCCACGAGATCAGCGACTTGAGGATGGACCACAGGGTGTCCACCGCGTCGTGGAACCATTTGACGTGCTGGTAGGCGAGCACCACGCCCGCGACCAGGGCGGCGATGGCGACGACGACGAGCATGATCGGATTCGCGGCCATGACCACATCAAGGGCGGTTTGGACCGCGGTGTAGATCCGGGTCGCGACCGTGATGGCGACGATCCCGGCGGCGAGCGCGGCGACGACCGGGACGACAACGGCCATCACGGCGTGGTTCTGGGCCATGAAATCGGCCAGCTTCGCGAGCCATCCCGCGAGGGCGGTCACCGCGGGCAGCAGGGCCGTCCCGATGGCCTCCTGGGTCTGCTGGAGCCCTTCATGGAAACGGGCCATCGAACCGGCCGCGGTCTGCCCGTAGGCGTCGGCCTGTCCGTGAACCGCGGTCGTGAGGTTCTGCATGATCGTCGTGTACGACAGGGCTTTGCCGTGGGCGTCGGTCGTCGCGATCCCGAGCGCTTTCAGGCCGCGGGTCTGCCCCTCCTGGGCTTTGATCAGCGTTTCCGACGCGTCCGCGACGCTGGTATGGGAGAACGCGGCCAGGTCTTCCGCGACCTTCAGGTCCGACATGGCGGTGGTGCTCGACTTGGTGGCCAGGACCAGCTTGCCGTAGGCGTCCGCCGCGTCTTCGCTCGACTGGCCGGTGCGCCGCGTGGTCGCCTCGACCTGCTCGAGCCCCTCCTTGGCGTCGGACGCTGAAAGCCCCACGTTGCGGTACGACGTGGACAGCGACGCCAGCGTGGTCTGCTGCTCCATCGCGGCGTGTGTCGCTAGCCCGAACTCGGTGGTGAGCGCGGCGCCGATCCCGGCCGCGGCCAGTTTCACCTTGTCGAACGACCCGGACGCCCCCTCGACCTTTTTGATCCCCGCGACGGCCTCGTCGACCTTGGCGACGACCTCGAGCACCAGCTGCGCCGACGTGGCCATCAGTCCGCGGCCTCACGTTCGAGCAGGTCGAGCATGGTGGCCAGGTCGCGGGGATCCTCCCCCCACAGGACGGACGGCGCGATCCCGCACCGGATCGCGAGGGCGGCGATCACGGGGCCGGGGCCGGCAACGTAGGGCCCACGTCGGGCGCGGTCTCCCCGTCCCCGTTCGCGCCTGGCATTCCGACCGGCTGCGCGAACGCGCACATCGCGGCGAAATCGACGAACGGCATCGCTTCGATCTCCCCGTGCCGCGACAGGTAGGCCCACGCCGACGCGATGAAGAAACCGAACTTGTCCCGTTCCATGTCGACCACGCCCGCGCCCCCCATCACGGTCGGGAGCGCCGCGCGGCGCGAATCGCGCTGGTCGGTCATGATCCCGCGCCATTCGCGGCCGTCGTCGAGCAGCACGTCGAGCCGGATCCACGGGAACGGCGCCGCGGTCGGCGGGGTCATGTGGCCCGGGCCCGGTCGTCGATCCGTCCCTGTACCTGGGCCGCGAGGGCGGCAACCCATTGCGGCTCGGTGCTGGTCACCGCGTCGGCGAGCCACGGCCGGGCCCGCAGATACCGCGAACCGTTGTGAACGATCCGGGCGTACCGCGCGGTGTTCCCGAGCTCGACCCGGTTCGCGCCGGCGCCGGGCCCGATCCGATGCGACGCGGCGAGGAACCCGGTCGCCCGGGGCGCCGACGCTTGCGCGGCGTCGAGCGCGACGCGCAGCGCTTTGGTCATGGGGTCGTCGAGATGCTCGAGATCCGCTGTCACGCCGCGCCACATGGCGTCGACCCGGGCCCCGTTCACGACCTCGACCGTCACGGCGTCAGCCATCGGCAGCGGCGGCGAACGTGCCGGCGGGCGGGGTCAGGGTCATTTGCCCTTGGACCGGCCATTTGAACGAGCTCGTCAGCAGCCCGCCGGCTTTCTGGACCGGGGTGTCGAACCCGTCGATGATCACGGTTCCCGAGTAGGTCGGCCCGGCGGCGCCGACCGGGAGGAACTCGAACGGTTGTTCGCTGCCTTGCATGGCGTGCAGCTGGTAGTAGATCCCCGACGTGCCGGGCGACGACAGGTCGAGCAGCAACGTCCCCGACAGTTCCCACGAATACGTGGCCTGGGACTGGATCACGTCGCCGGTCAGCACGGTCAGCGGGCTGTCGCGGGTCACGGTCTGCGGGGTGCCGGCCTCTGACACTTGCGCTTCGATCTGGACGCCGGGCGTGGTACCGACCGACAGGGTTCCGAGCAGCCGGTTAGCGATCGTGGCCATATGCGTTCCTCTCAGACAGGTACCAGGTAGGTGCGCCACGCCACCCACGGCGCGGTGGGGTCGACCGTGAGCGTCGCGGAGCGAAACTCGAGGGGCTCGAGGGCGACCAGGCCGAGCGCGTCGATCGCGGCCAGCAACGCCGACAGGTCGGCCCGCGTGTTCCCGAGCCCGCGCACCGGGATCCACCACAGTTGCAGCAGCCCGACCGCGGGGTAGGCGAGCGTCCCGCCGTCCGACGTGGCCCCCTCGAGCCCCACATAGAACCCGGGCGGGACCACGTCGCCGAACGTGTCCGCGACGCGCAGCCCGGCGGTCTGGAGCGCGTCGACGATCTCGTCGACGATCTCCCCGGCCCGGATCCCGGCGTCCGCGGTGGCCGGGATCATGTGGCGACCACCGCGGAGCCGCGCAGAATGCCGAGCATGGCCCGACGTTCGGCCCGTGTGTCCGAACCGGGCGACCACGTGTCGGGCCGGTTGCGGGCCCCTAACCACACGCCCGCCAGCGTGTAGAGGGCCTGCAGCTGGCGGGCGTCGGACGGCCCGGCGGTCGGGTCGACGCCGACCGCGACGGCGTCGGCTTGCGCGGCGTCGAGCGCGGCCTGTGTCGCGTCGGTATCCCACTGATCGGACGCCGCCAGGCCTAGGAACCCGCGGAAATCGTCGTTGGTGGGCCAGGCCACGGCGCCGGCTACTTGCTCGAGGTCGACCGGGCGGCGGCGGCGGACGGGGCCGGCAGGGTGCCCGTGATCTTCGACAGGCCCCGCGTGTCGGTCGCGCCGAACGCGGCCATCGTCGCCAGGCCCACGTCGCGCCCGGCCATCGCCACGTTGTCGACCGGGCCGAGCACGATCGGGGCGCCGATCATCGTTACGAACGCTTCCCGCACGCCGACGATCGCGGTCGCCGCGGGCAGCTTCGGGGCCACGTAGTAGGTCAGCCCGTGCACACTCGCGGTGGTCGACGTGATGTCGGTTGTCCCCGGGGCGTTGACGGCGCCGAGCGCCGGGAACAGGTAGCGGCCGGTCGAGTCCTTCGACTTGGCCATGTGGGCCCACGTGTCGGTACTGAGCACGGCCACGTCGGGGGTGCGGCCCAACGTGCCGAGCATCGCCGCGGCCACGTCAACGAACGGATCGGCGATATCGGCCTGCGTCGCGGGCCACGTCGGCCCGGCCGGTGCGGCGGTCACCAGCGCGGCGGACACCGCGGCCTCGAGCGTCAACGCCATTTCGACCGCGAACCCTTGCATGAGCAGCGTCAGGTACGACGGATCCGACCGGGTGATGGCCTGAATCGACACGTCCTGCCCACCCGCGAACGTTTCGACCGGAAACGCGGTCGGGGTCGTGGTCATCTTCCCCGACCCGACCGCGGTCTTTTCCCCGGCCTGCAACGTGATCGATGGCAGCAGCGTGACGACCGGAATGTGCACGGTCATCCCGGTACCGGGCAGGGCCTGGCGGCTGAACGCGTCGACGGTCGGCATCGAACCCATGACCAGCTGGATGACGGTCCGCAGCCACGTATCCGGGACGAGCCCCCCGATATCGCCGGTGGTCTCGTCGACCAGCGCGGCGGCGAGCGTGTTCGCCACCTGGGCCCGTTCCACGGCGTCGACCTGTCCGGCGGCGACCGCGAACGCGAACGCGCCGACCGACGCGTGGCGCGGGGCTCGAGCTCGGGCCGGCGGGCCCCCGTTGACGGTCGCCGCCAGGGTGCGGCGGTGGGCGTCGGCTCGGGCGAGCTCGTCCGGGTCGACAGCAGCGGTAACGGTCGCGGTGTCAGTCATCTCTTCCTCGTCAGGGTCGTCGGGATCATCAGGATCGGGGTCGTCGGGCTCGAGCTCGTCGGGGTCGGTCGCGGATGCGGCCACACCGGTCACGCGGGCGTCATCGAACCGGGGGAGCACCACGCTGGAGAGCTCGACGATGCGGGCCCCGGCGTGAACCTGGTGGTGCGACGCGCCCCGCGTGCCCGGTATCGGGGTGACGGTCTCCCCGTCGTCGCCCCATTCGACGCGGACCGACACGCCGTCGCGCAGCCCCGACCGCATGTGTCGCAACGCCCGGCCGGTCTCGGGGTCGGCGGTTTCCTCGCGGGGGATCGCGACCGCGGCGTGCAACCCGTCGGCCCGGTCCGACCAGTCGGCGACGACCCCCATCAGATGCGAACCGGCCGGGGTGTGGTCGCGCAGGAACTTGACGCGGCCCGGCGCGCCCGCGGTGTCGACCGACCCGCGGTCGAACGCGACCGTGTCGCCCCACCAGTTCAGGGCGACGGTCTGGCCCCACGGCAGGGCGAGGGCGGTCACCATCACGGGCCCGGTCGGCCCGTCCGGCCCCGTGTCGGCGCCGAGCTCGGCGTGGAACCTGGTCGGGACGTGCGCGAGCGCTTCCATTTCAGACCCCCGCGGGTTGATCGGTCGGCGCGCTCGACACGTCGGCCTGTCCGGCCGAACCGGGGGCCAGCGTGCGGAGCGCGGCGGTACGTAGGAACGGCTCGAGATCCATCGTCACCTTCGTACCGCGGGGGGTGACCTGGTCCGATGACAGGGTTTCCTCGAGGCACGAGATGTACGGGGCGATCCCGAAATCGACCACGTCGGCCCGGGCCGTGTACGCGGTCTTGTAGGTCAGCGATTCGTGGGGGATGCCGACGCCGACCGCGAACGCGGGCAGGTTCACGATCCGGGCCAGCGCGGCGTCCTGGTAGGACCGGGACTCGACCAGCTGCAACGTGTCCGGGTTGACCTGCGCGGCCTGGTACTCGAGATCGGTCGACACGTAGGCGACCGTGTGGTCGTGGCGGGCGGTCTCGAACGCGGCGATCCGCTCGAGGGCCTGGTCGGTGGTCAGGTCGTCCCCTTCGGTCTGCTTCAGCACACCGCCGGGGGTTTCGACGTTCGCGAACCGGTCCGCGGCCAGGTCGAGCCGGGCCGCGGTCGACAGGGACCGGGTCGCGGACAGCACCGCGGACAGCGGCGACTCGAACACGACGACCTCGAACCACGACAGCTGAACTTCGGTGATCGTGGGCCACCATTCCGACACGCCGGGCCGGTCCTGGCCCCGCCGGTAGTAGGTGACACCGGAGCCGTCCGGTTCGACGACGACCTGCGGTTTCGGCATCCACTCGAGGGCGAGGGGCCGGCCGTACTGGTCGGTAACCGTGATCCACGCCATCGCCACGCCGTAGAAGAACAGGTCGTCGACCAGGGACGACACGAACCATCCCCGCGTATGGTTCGGATCCGGGCGTTCGAGCCATCCGGCGCCGAGATCGGCGCCGTTGCGGTCGGTCCGTTTGAACGGCAGTTGCGAGATCACGCCACAGACCATGTCGCGCCCGCGGCACACGACGGACAGCTGCATCGCTTGGGCCCGGGACGTGACCAGCGCGTTTGTGCGGGCGTCGATCAGGGCCTGTAGCTGCGTGTCGAGCGGGGACGCCGGGTCGGTCGGGGGCGGGGTCTCAGCGACCAGCGCGCGGCGGCGACCGAACATTGCCGCGCATGTTGGCCAGCTTTACCGGCGGGCGACAACGATCGGGTTGCGGCGCGGCGCCGTGCGCCACGACCACGCCGCGAGGGTCACCGCGACGAGCGGCGAAATGTCGGTACCCGACGCCCGCCGGGACCACACCCACCCGTCGCCGACCGGGCGGCGGTGCGCGGCTTGCACCGCGGCGTCGAGCGGCCCCTGTCCGCGGTGGGCGAGGGTGCCGGCGGCGAGCGCGTCGACCAGCGACCCACAGGCCCGGGTGAGCACACCGGCGCCGGTCGGGGTGATCCGCAGCCGTTTGCGTTGCGCGTCGGCGATGACCGCGGCGGTCACGAGCTCGTCGGCGGTGATCCGCGCCCCCCGGTACGTGTCGCGCAGCTGCGTCAACGCCGGGACCAGCCAGTCGGTACCGGGGCGGGATTCGACGATCTCGACCCCGCAACGCCCGCCGGTCACGTCCCCCGCGACCGCGATCGTGGCCGCGGTGGCGTCGGGGGTCACATCGAACGCGAAGTGCAGCCGGGCGGACACCGCGGCGTCGCGGTCCATCGCCGCGGCCCACCGGGCCGGATCGATCCCCGACGCCGGGGTGCTCGAGGGGCGGGGCCACACGTTCAGAATCGACCGGGCGAACGCGGCCGGATCCATGCTGGCGTGATCCTCCCGGAGCGCTTCCAGCGGGACCGTGAGCCCGAGCGCGGGGTGCGCTTTCCACCATGTGGCCTCGTCGTCGGGGTCGTCGGCCGGGTCGGCCGACCATTCGAAGTAGGCGACCCCGTCGCGGCGGTCACCTTCCGCGGCGTCGCGCCCGACCGTGATCCACCCGTCAAGCCACGTCGAGTCGATCGTCCCGCCGGCGGACACGATCCATGTTTGCCGCTGCTCGCGGGTCAGCTGCGCCGGGCGTATCCCGGCCTCGAGATCGGCCCCCTCGAGCGTCGAGAACGCCCACCCTTCGTCGACGACGACCAGGTCGGCGTTGGTCGAGTGGAGCGCGTTCGCGGTCGGCGCGAACAGTTGGCACTTCGACCCCGACGCCCGATGGGTGAACCCTTCCGACCCTTGGGATCGGCGGATCCGCAGCCGGGCCGACCAGTACGCCGACGTGTCGACCAGCGGCGACCATTCGTCGCGGAAGATCTTCGCCGCGGTCTCCCGCCGGTTCGCGGTGTACCAGCACAACCGGCCCGGCCGGGCCAGACGCTGGAGCGTCGTCGCGAACGTGAGCAGCGTTTTCCCGGCCCGGCGGGGCACGACGACGACGACGACCGGGTACGCCATCCGACCCGAGCTCGGGTCGACCTCCCCGGCAACGGCGGTCACCAGGCGCTGCCAGGGAAGCAGACCCCGCCCGCCGGTCAGACTACGGGCCACCCGTTCGACGTTCGGCCCGAACGTCGGCCGCTCAGGTGAACGACGGGTCGACCACCGCGGCGGCGATGGCGAACGGGTCAACGTCGGCCAGCTGGTCGGCCCGCTGCCCGGTCAAGTAGGCGTGACACTCGACCAGCCGATGCCCCACGTAGGCGACCGTGTAGGCCTCCCCGGCCCGGTCGGCCACGTCCAGGGCCCGGGCCAGCCGGCGGTAGAGGGCCTCGACCGCCGCGGCGTCCGGTAGCACCGCGTCCTGCCCGCGCAATGCGGCGAGATCGGCACCCGCGGCCCGCTCGACCGCGCCCCTCGAGCGGGCCGGCTCGAGCCCCGGTAGCGCCGGCTGCTGGCGACGACGTGGCACACCCGCGACCCTACGCGCCCGGGGGCGTGGCCCATTCGTGCGCGGGGGCCCAGCCGGCGCGCAGCGCGAGCACCTGCCACGCGGGGAGCGTGCGGCCCCGTAGGTCGAGCGACCCGGTTTTGGCCGCGTAGCGACAGCGATCCGAGCAGTAGACCCGGCGGCGACCGCCGCGCGTGCCGGGCTCGGGGCGGTAGACGTGCGTCCCGCAGTAGGGGCAGGCGTCGGGCGGGATCGTTACGGGGTCCACGCCGAGCAGCTTACGGGCGCCGGCACCCGATTAGGCCGGCAGCAAACGGGGGCGGATCGGCGCGGCTCGAGCGAGCAGGGCCGGCGTAATCGGGCCCCGGCGCCCGTTTGTGCCGGGTTCCCGAACCCCCCGGGGGGAGAGATGGGCTGAG